GATCCCCCGCCGCGACATCATGGCGCCGCCGGATGACAACAGCATCCTGGGAATGACCCAGGGCAGCATCGCAACCTACCTTGGATGATGAGGCATAGATCATGAGCGGCACCCGCCTGCCCCAGGATTTGCGGAATGAGGTCGCGACCTTCGAACGCGACATCACCGCCCAATACTACGCTTTCACGATGGCGACGCGCGACGACATTATCCTGACGCGCGGCGGCCATAAGGGCCTCGGCATCTATCAGGATTTGGCGCGGGACGGGCACGCAGGCGCGGTGCTGCGCAAGCGGCGCAATGCAGTGGTGGCGCGGGAATGGAAGGTGGAACCAGGCGGGGAAGCGCCGGCTGATCTGCTGGCGGCGGAACTGGTCAATGCCGCCTTGAAGCGCATCCGCTTTGACCGCGCCTGCCGTGGCCTGCTGACCGCCGTGCTGACCGGGATTTCGGTTGCCGAAATCATGTGGGAAGCGGCCGAGATTGAAGTGAATGGCACGCGCCGCACCTGGATTGTGCCTGCCGATATCCGCGTTCGGAACCCGCGCCGCTTTGCCTTTGACCTGGATGGCAAGCTGCGGCTGCTGACGCGCGAAGCCCGCACCCAGGGCATTGCCGTGCCGGACCGCAAATTCATCGTGGTGCGGTATTGGGCGGAGGAGAATGAAGACGCCTATGGCCGTGGGTTGGGGCATGATTTGTTTTGGCCCGTGTTTTTCAAGCGGAACGGCGTGGCGTTGTGGAATGATCTGATCCAAAAGCATGGCCAGCCCTTCGTCTATGCCGAATACCCGCAGGGCACATCGGATGGTGATGTTGACCGGCTGGTGACGATGATCCAGGGCATCGCGCGCGGCGCCGGTGTGGCGGTGCCATCCGGCACGCTGATCAAGATGCTGGAAGTGTCCAAATCCGGCACGGCGGACCTGCACAAGGAATTGGTGCAGACCATGAATGCCGAGATCAGCAAGATCGTGCTGGGCGAAACACTCACGACCGAAATGGGCCAGAATGGCGCGCGCGCTGCCAGCGAAACCCATAATGATGTCCGCACCGAATTGGCCGATGCCGATGCGGATATGCTGTCCGAAGAACTGAATGAGAGCCTGCTCAGGTGGATTGTTGACCTCAATCTGCCGGGCGCCGCGATGCCGAGTGTGTGGCAGAAGGCGCCGG